CCCAGATCCACAGGCTGTCGTCGGCGTCGACGATGTACGCGTCACCCTGGATGTTCCCCGTCGCGGGCAACGCCGAAAACGTCGCGACGGTTCCTTTCATCGTGATCCCGGTGCCCGTCGAACCCACCGGGCCGACCGGCCCGGTGGGGCCCTGTACGCCTTGCGGCCCGCGGGGACCGACGTCACCGGCCGGGCCTTCCGGCCCGTCGGGGCCAGTAGGCCCCGGGACGCCTGTCGGCCCGGGGGGCCCGTCGGGGCCGGTGTCACCCGTGGGGCCCTCAGGACCCACGGGGCCTGTCGGGCCGGTCGGGCCCTGCGGGCCGGTCGCCCCGGCCGGACCCGCCGCGCCCTGCGGCCCAGCAGGCCCCGGAAGCGACGACGCGTAGTCGTACACGTGCTTCTGGTCCGCGTCCCGCCAGATCGGCACCTTCCCGTCCCCGATGAACGCCGGGTCGACGTCGCGGAGCTCTTGGAGCCTGCGGAAGACGCGGAGAGCGGTCACCGTGGTTAGCCGGCCTCGTCGATCGCCGTACGAAGCTCGGCTTTCGTCATCGCATCATCGACGTCGAGGCCGAGAGAGTCGGCGTGCTTGAGGAGCTGCGCCTTCGTCATCTCGTCGACGGTTGGCTCCTCCCCGTCGGTCGGCTGGACTTCGTCGGGGGTGCCGCCGGTGCCTTCCTCCCACGGCGGCGACTGGTCGGCCCGGACGACCTGCTGATTCGGGGCGTCCCACTCCGTCATGGTGTCTTCACGATCTTCACGACCCCGCCGGCGTCGGCGATCCACCACGTGTAGTAACCGGCGTAGGCGACCTGGACGCCGAGCACGGACGGCTCGACGACCTGCAGGCTTCCGATCCGGTCTTCGTACACCTCTACCGCCGCCGACGAGATCACGAGGTTGGTGCCGGCGGCGAGGCCGGCGCTCATGTACGTCGGGATCCCCGAGATGGCGCCCATCAGGCCCGAGCCGAAGTTCGCGGCCTCGAACCCCGCCGACTGCGCCGTAACCGGGTTCACCGGCGCGAACAGCTGACCCCACAGGCCGAGCATGTCCGGGCTGATGAAGAACGCGACGCGGCCCTGCCCCTTCGTGGTGCTGTACACCGTCGCCGTCGCGGCCCACAACGCCCCAGCCAACGCGGCGGCGGTCGGTGCCCCAGTCGGGATCGTTGTCCCCGCGGTTGCCCCGGCGACGAGCGCGGTGCCCAATGCGGCCTCGGTCGTCGACCCGTACTGGGCCGCCAGGTCGGTGATGACCAGATCCATGATCGACGGGGTCGACCAGTCGATGTCTTGCCTCGAGACGTTCACATACCCGCCGTAGGTCTGGGCGGTCACGGCGGTCTTCGAGATCGTCATCTTCTGCGACACGAGTTCGTTCTTCTCACCGGTCGGCTGCACCGCAACGTTGGTGTGTTGCGTGACCTTCGGCCGTGTCCACGAGTTCGACGGGATCTGCCTCGGGCCGAGCCACGTCGTGATCGGTCGGGCGGTGTCGATGAAGTTGATGACCGGCTCGACGATCGGCGTCGGGAGCAGACCGGGGTTGTCCGCGGTCGTCTGGTGGGCGGCGGCACGGTTGTAGGTGTCGAGCCGCTGCATCGCCTCGGACGCCCCGAGCGAGCCTTTCCAGTAGTCGAGGACGTACTGGCCGGCCGAGCGGTACTCGATCTCGGCCGGCTTCTCCTTGTCGACCGCCGCCATGTGCTTCGCGATCTCCGCGATCCGCTCCGCACTGTCGATCGAGATTTTCCGGGACTCCTCCAGCGGGATCATGTTCGTGTTGCAGACGTTGATCCGGTCACGGGCCCGTTCGGCGAGCTCCAGTTCCTTCGGGTCGAGGTCGCGGCCCTCCTTCTGCGCCGTCTCGACGAGCGTGTCGATCAGCTGCTGCTTCTCTTCGATCTCCGCCACATAGGCGGTTAGCATCGAGTCTGTTGCTCTCATTGCGGGGTTCCCTCCATGACGCGAACGATTGACGATTCGCTCGAGCGCCACGTCCCCCGCAACAGCCGGCCCACCCAGTGGTCAAC